CCTCAGCGCATCAAGACCATGATCAAAGGCCTTCTCGGGTCGATCTTTGCCCGCTGTTTTGCTCCATTTGTACTTACGAAATTCCTTTATTAACTCTTTGCATGTATCGAACACCACAAGCGCAGGCCTGCCCTCGGCATCGAGCTTGAGGCGGTCTTTAACGAGGTTTATTGTCTCCATCACCCCGTAATGCTTTGGCGCCGCTTTTGTGTGCAATCCAAGCTCACGAGCGAGCAATAATCGCCCGTCTTTGCTCTCAGGATCAGCCACGATCCACCGCATTGCACCATCCTTGGCACTCAATGCCTTAATCATGCGCCCATTTTCAAGGGTGGTTTTTTCCGTCTTGAAATACTCTCTATAGACATAGAGCACATCTTTGTCCTGATCGTGTGCAATCCACAGGCACGCAAAAGGGTTTTTAACACCAAAGTCTATGCTCATGTCACGAGGCCAGTGCGCAGGGATCTCGAAGGGCTTGCACAGGTGCACCGATCGATCAAACTCAGGATACACGAGGCCACTTTGAGAGGTAAACATACCAAAGAGGCGAGCATTTTGTGATGCCTCGCTCAAGTGTGCCACCGCCCTCCTGAGTTTATTGCTTGATATGTATGGATTATCAAGACCACTGAGTGCATAACGATCAAAGCCCTGCGGCGGGTTGTCCACAAAAAAGTCATACATAAAAGAGAGACCCTTGAGCGGTGTAGCTGTGATCAGGCACTTGCCTTTTGTGTCCACAGTACGCAACATGCACTCCTCAAAAACCTCGACGGTTGGCTCCTCATCAAGCCATATCGCCTTGACCGATGCACCTTGAAACTTCTCACGACCCGCATCAACAGACAAAGACACAATGCGGCCACCATTTGGCAACCTCATTGATGCTCGATCTTGTGCCCTCCATCGTGTGTATTTTGTGCCTTGTGGTGCATATTGTTCGAGCTTTGGTCTGCCATACTCAAGCGCATCACCATAACTGAGGGCGGCATACCATACCGTTTGGGGCTTGCGTTGTATGAGGTCAACAGGCAAATCATTGAGCTTGAGCCACTCACGCACCCACCACTCATCCCGACCCGCCGCAATGGCGATCGCTACCTGTGCGCCGAATTGTGTTTTGCCCGCTCTATTGCCACCCGTACACAAAAAAGCTTCCTGTGCGTTGCCAAACCTGATCGCCGCTTCTCTTTGCGATGTGCGCACCTCCTCAACCTCACACGCATCACAACGATACACACCGAGGCCAACCATGCGCATCTGTTGACCACAACCACGAGGGCGAGGACTCTTTGTGCCAAGACCATCCCACCGATGGCAATAAGGCGACCAAAGGCGAGACACCGCAAGAGGATAGCCTCGTACGATGTCGATCAGCTGTTGTCTTGCTCTTTGGAGGCTCATGACAACAGACCGCTTTTAATGATGCACTCAAAGACGTATTGTGAGCACTGCGGTACAATGGCATTACCTAGGGCTTTAAGGCGGTGTGATCGATCGGGAATCCCATCATCCACTCGACAAAATGCGGATGGATGCGGATGTCTTTGCCAAAAGGTTGATTGAAGGTCTCGAGGATGCTGTTTCCTAGACTTTTCGGCATTGGCCCACCCTTCTCGATCCTCTTTTGCCTCAATGATGGTGTCTCGATGTGATGGTGACCCGCTCTTGGCGTGGGTAGGTTGAGATAATAAATCAATGCTTCCCTCACGCCGTACTGTGTCCTTTTTCCATGTGCCCTTGATCGTATTGATAGGCCCGCTTTTGCTAACGCAATTACCTTTTTTGTTTTTTGCTCCGTGCAGATCTCCCCTATCGCCTGAGGGGTGGGCAACACAATGTCCTTCCACTCCAATATCGCAGGCCCTAGATCGGTCTTGATGCCCTTTGCTCGCCTTTTGAGTCTTGATGGCTTGATTGGGTTGCCGATCTTCGTGCCCTCGGATGTGGTCGGTGTAGGCAACACAAAACCAGCGTTCTCGCAGGTGACATGCTCCTCGCCCACGAGCGGATACAATTGACCATTCCGCATCATACCCGATCGAGGCAAGCGATCCAATGACATCGGATCCGCCCACTCGAAGGATATTTGCAACATTTTCCAAGACGAGGACTCGTGGTCGTAAATCGCGCGCAATTCGCCACACCTCCCACCAAAGACTCGATTTTTTACCTTCATATATTCCCCTTTGTAAACCTGCACTCGAGATGTCCTGACACGGAAAACCTGCCATAATCACATCCACAGGTGCAACATTGTCTTTTGTTATATTTCTCACGTCGTCATAAATCTTTGTGTTAGGCCAATGCCTTGCGAGCACCTTTTGGCAGTATTTATTTTGCTCAACCTGCCACAAAGTCTCATGAGGTATGCCCGCTTCATCAAAAGCCATCTCAGCACCCAGCTCAAACCCGCCGATGCCCGCAAAGAGTGATCCCATCCTAATCATTGCCTGATCTCCACTGCTCGAGGGTGTGTGCAATGCGCTCATAGATCACCCGCTCATCCTCCTGCATACGCACTGCAAAATAGCGAGCGATCGGCCACATCACGTTTTTGTGTGGAGGATATCCATAAAACCATCGCCTTGCACTGCTTTTGCGCACACCCACCTCACGTGCCATCACATCGAGGTCGTGCGTGTGCATGACCTCAACAAAACCCGCATAGAGATCTTTGAGCGCCTTGCATCGTGTCGATGGGTTCTTTTTATTTTTTGTCTTGCGTGTTAACACCTTTGCCGCAGGTGGCAGGGGTGGAGGTGTAGTTACAAGCAGATCTCTTCGAAACGATCGCCTCATCGATCACCTCCAAAACCGCTCTTGAGTGTGGAGACAACAGGCAACCCATGAAGGGTAATATGCTCGATGTTGTCAATGGTGCGAGCCTCTTTGCCTGCGCTCTTGAGGGTGATCTTGATCGGCATCTCTTTTGTCGATGTCATGGTGACAAACGTGCATGTGTGATCGCTGTGTACATACACCACAGGATCGGCCACATTGACACCTCTCAGCGCTTCAATGATAGGTTTGCATGTATTGACATCACCGCCCTCGTATCGTGCCTTCAAAGCCCGCTCAAAGCGCTCCTTTTGTATACGTTGCAAAAGGCCATCAAGATCAACATTAGAGAGGCTTGCAACGTCGTCAACATTGCCAAAGAGAGGCGCTTGCACCTGTGGCATCTCTTGTGTAACGCATCGATCCGCCCATTGTTCACGCACGATCAGATCCTCGATGGTACGGCTATTGTGAAATACAACAGTCCTGATCCGCATTGGTTGAGATACCAATGTGCATGCACTCCATACATGATATTTGCGGTCTGCAATTCCGATCTGACCTGTTGAGGCGAGATGATACGCGGCCGCCCAAAACGATCCATTGTGTTTGCCATTTGCGCCACAAAGATCTCGCAGGGTAAATACCTGATCAGGTGCGCTGTTGAGTGTGGCGAGTATCTTTTGCTCGGCTTTGTGTGATGGCCTGCCTCTTGCGATCAGGTCGGCCTTTATTCTTTTTGTCATCATTGTGATGCTCCTTGTTTTGTGGTTGGTTGTTGTGTTGGTTTAATCTTCATCAAGATCGATGGTGGGGCCACTTATGAGCTGCTTAATGCCTTGCTCATACTCGGCCATAAGGGCACGAGAATCAATGGCATCAACATCGATCGTGATCTGCACAGGCGGTGGGCCATCCTTTTGAAAACCCTCATGACATCGCTCGAGAAGCCATGCCGCCGCCTGCCAATGCACTGTACTCGCCTCCTTGATGGTCTCTAAAAGACCGAGTGCGCCTTGTGCTTTTGCCTTTTGAAATTTGCGATAAAATGCTCGGTATGGTTGCTCACCTTGTCTGCCTAGGTTGATCCACCTGTAAAGGGTCGATGGGTCAATGCCTGCATAATGCGCCGCCATATCCTGCGTGTGGCCTTTAGATGCCGCCTCAATGAGGCGAGCGACAATAACGTTATCATTCAGCTTGAGAGGTTGACCCATAACTATCCTAAAGCCTCTTTTATACATTGAC